CCTCTATTTTATCTTTTTGAGATGTAATAGTATATACTAATAAAGCTAATCTTGCACTCCCTTTAAATTGCCAACTATTAATTTGGTCTTGTTCATGGTCATAAAATACAACATTGAACGGTGTTTTATTATCTAAAGCCATTTTGTTTTGTTTTTAAGTTTTAAAAAAGAGGCAGCGCAGTTACTGCCTCATTATAAGTCATTCACCTCAATTTCTGAAATACCTGTATAAAGATAGTGCTTGTCGCTGCCGTTGCATTCTCATGCGGTATGCCAGCTGCAACCATAGCATTATATATATCAACATAGTTTTTGGAATACAATGCACACATCTCAAATACCTTTTGTTCAAAGTCTGGCTTCTCCGCTGCATCTGTACTTTGCACTGGTGCCTCATCCTCAACTACCTTGTATTTACCTTTGTCATCTATTAGCTGTATGTTCTGCCCAGACTTGTACCTTTCTATAACATCGCCAGGCTTTCCGTAAACTCGCACTTGGCTCTGATCCTCCAGAGTTACAAGGATGTTTATGGAAGGCCCATATTGTCCTTCCCTTGGCGCACCTGCACCATATTTTACCACACCTTTAACGATTTTCATAATCTTCTTTTTTGCAGTCAATAATTTCTTGCTCGTATCTATCCCACACATCAGTGAGCTGCTCCGCTATCCAAGGCACATCCAGTGCTTCTGTCATGATTTCGTTAAATAACACTTGCTGTGCATCGTCAAGTAATTCGTAGCGGAAGATTTTGTTAATGGCTTTGTCAACATCTTCTTCTGTCGTTCCTTTAATCTTGTAGTCATCCATTAAATAGGATGCAAATCTTTTACTAATGTCGTTCATGTTTGTTTTTTGTAAGGTGAACAATTTATTTGTTTCGTAAATATACAAAGTATATAATTAATATACACAATTATAATATAATTATTTTCATTTTTTTATCACTTTCCTCCACACTGCCAACTTCTGGGCAATCACTACTGCCCTTTTCATGTTGCCCTGTTCTATTTTCTTTGCATGGCTGCGGATAGTAAGCAGGTCTAATGATTCTGGTGGCTCTTTGAGTGCAATGGCCTGGGCTTCATCCCACAATGCTCTTTTCTCTCCTTCCTCATAAGTTATCATGTCAAACTTTAAGCACATATCATACCAGTACAGAGGCACATCTTCCCATGTCTTACCGGTAAACTCTTTAATCATTGTTGGAAATTCTGCATACAACTTCTCTCTTTCTGCCTTTCCTCTTTCTTCCATCTGCACCTGGTGTCGGAGTGCTGCTACTTCATTGTCATGGCTGGCTATTATTTTCCTCCGGTAAGTCATATAGCCATTTAGTATTTTGCCAATGGTGTGCATATTAGCCTTGCCGTAGAATTTAACATCGTCATCCAGTTCCAGGCTTTCAGCGGAGAATAGGCGGAAAGCTATCTCAATCTCATTGGCTGCTATCTGCCCAAATGTTTTTACAATCTCCTTGGCTATGTTTGCATAAAAGGCTAAATCTCCATCAATGCCGTACATTGGAAACACGGAGCTGATAACATTCAATGTTTGTTTGTAGGCGTCCTTTTGCTCCATGTTAGCAATGCGATTTGATCGGGCAGAGATTATTGCCTGCTCGTCGGAGTTGCGCGGTTGGTACTGTGTTAAATTACTCATTAGTGAATTGTTTTAGTTTGTGATAGGTTCTTTGGTACTCTATATACCTCTGCCTTTCCTCGTCGGTCATGGCATGGTACTTGGCACGGAGGCGTTTGTTTTCTCGTTCCCGGATCTTCTTGTAGGTGTACTCATTCATATTAGCGCGGTACTTCTTCATGTACTCACGCATATAGGCATTTCTGTCTTTTTTACATTGCATACATTCCAATATTTACTATTTCAACTTCAACTTCTTCCCAGTATGAATGTGCTTTGTATTTTTTTTCATCCCACTTCTCTTGCTGCATTTGCATTGCAAAAAACAGAGCGCATTGTTCAGCGAGAATTGTAACAAGAATTTCATTTCCCAATTCACCTCCAATAGATGTTATAAGGATATGGTAGTGGTCAAAGAGTTCCTTGGCTTTTTCTTTGGGTGTTAGTTTCATGTTTTTAAAATAATTTAAGTTGTGATTTAAATTGATGAAATCTTTTTTCCTGTGCATGAAAGTATTCTTTGTCTAACTCAAAAGCCGTAAAATCAAAGCCCATATCATAAGCCGCAATCCGACTGCTTCCAGAACCTAAATGAGTATCAAGTATTTTATCGCCTTGCTTTGCGTAATTATGTAAAAGCCATTTGTAAAGGGGTATTGGTTTTTGATTTGGGTGTATTTTTATGCTTTTGTCGTTACCTTTTAAAAATCCATTCCATTCTATAGTACATTTTTTTACCAATTTATTAAATGATTGGAAAGCTATTTCACAATCGCTCATCGGAGATCCTGTTAATTTTTTATCCCAAATTATAGCACCTGAATGATATAAGAATTGAGGATAATAATTACTTCCCCAAATTATTTGATTTTTAGATAACCTAAATAATTCTATAAAATATTCTTTTTCAGGACATTTATTGTAGTTAGCATAATGTTTCATTTTTTTACCTCTTTCAGTATATATTCCTTTATTTCCAAAAGTACCATCACTTGCTCCAACTGCATAGGGCGGGTCAACAATCGCCAAATCAAAGTATTTGTCTGGATAACGTGCCATTCCTATCATACAGTCTTCTAAATATACATTTGATTCTTTCATGGCTGATATTCATTTACGAGCCTCTCAATCTCCTCCTGCCTCCGCTTCTCTTGTGCGGCAGGGTTGTTGTACATAAATTTAGTATAAATATTATTTGCCTGTGAGTAGATATTGCTAATAGTAAAGTTTGCTTTTAACCATTTATCACTTATTTGCCATGCAGCCGTGGTAAACATTGTCACCATTTCATCAGCTGCCTGCTCACTGGCAGATACCTTCTTTAGCCAACTTACTAACTTTTTGCAGTTTGCACCATCCTTGGCTGTCATTATATAATTATTCTTGTCAGAAGGATAGGTCACACCTGCAAGCCGTTCATAGGTGGAGGCGAAGGCGGTAAAGCAGAGGTAGGTCTCGGAGGGCTCGCGCTCCTTTACCTTTTCTTTAGCGCAACTTTCTTTTGGGTCAGAGTCAGTGTTCAGAGAATCATGGTAAGCCTGGCGAGAGAAAGGATTTTTAATTTTTGTTTTGGGCGGAAAAATTTCTTTTTCCTCTATTATTTGGTTAGTATTTGTATTTAGTACATGGTTAGCAACTGGTATAGGTTCGCCTTTTTCTGTAAATCGATTTGACCTTTTAGTCTTTTCCATTTGCCCGTTTGGTAAAATGGTATTTACCTTTTGGTAATCTCCAATTTCCTCAAGGTGGAAATTATCTGATAGATATAAATCTTCATTCAGAAACGCATACCAAATAGTTCTATCGTAAGCAATTTTATTATAATTGCCTTTTATTAAAATTTCCTTACCTACCAATGATTCAATTATCCTTCTAACTTGTTTTTCAGTCCAAAATGGATAATATTCAGTTAGTGACTTATTTGTGTTGTAAGTCCAATACCTTTTATCGTGATAATTTACTTTATTAGCTTTATTTAGCCTAATCCAAAATTGAAATGACTTAACCATAATAGCTTCATCAACTCCATATCTTTTTGCAAATTCAATGTTAAATGAGAAATCCATAGTTTAAAAATTTAAAACACACATAGTGCTTGTTATTCTGTCTTTAGCAATTTTAAAATATTTTTCATCTAATTCAATGCCTATAAATTTTCTATTATGTCTTATACATGACAAAGCAGTCGTTCCACTACCCATAAATGGGTCAATTATAATATAATCCTCCGGTATAATTCCTATTATATTATCCATAACCTTTAAAGGCATTTGGCAAGGGTGTTCTGTTTTTTCGGCACTTACATTTTTAACTTGATTAATTTCCCACCAGTCATATAATTTAGCTGATTTCCCTTCTTGAATACGTTTAGCAATTCTTTTGTCAGTTGGATTTTTGTAATCTTGAGAAACTTTTTTAAAATCTGGCTTAAAACCAAAAAATGCAATATCTCTATGTTGTTTTCCTGTATTGCTATTATAAACCCAACTTACAACCTTACCAGGAAACATACCTATATTATAACTATGCTTATATAAGTTCTCTGGATAATGTATAATAACTTGTTTATTTGAGCCAAAAATATTAGCTAACCAATTATAATAATCATCTTCTTTCATTTTATCAGAGTAATTATTATAATGATACCCTATATTAAATGGAGGGTCAGATACAAATACTACATTTTTGTAATCAATGTCTAACTTAGATAATACTAAAAGGTTATCGCCATTATATATTTCTATTTTATTGTTAGCATTATATCCAGAAGACAAAGAAATTTTTTTATAAGATAATTTATCATTTATACTTTCCATTTCAATCAATTTTATTAAGGTTGGCAAATTCTCCATGATATTTTAACGCGGCTTTGTTGTAGGCACGGGCTGCGTCGATTGGGTCAATAAATCCACCTAAATTAAATCTTTTCTTATTAAGTGTTATGGCAGCATAAAATTTATTAACACGTTTATCGTATGAAATACCTTTATATCCAAGTGAATTTCTATTATTTTTATTTGTATTCATTTGATTTTGGGATTGAGTACAAATTCTAAGATTTATTTTCCTATTGTCTAATGTGTTCATGTTAATATGATCGACAAATATTTTTTTATCTGTAAGTTTTAAAATAAATCTATGTAAATAAATCATTCTATATTTACCATCAATCTTTTTACCTCTCCAAGCATAAAATTTTTTGCTTTTCTTTTGATTTGCTTGCCATTTAAATTGGTTTAAATACTCATAGTCCTCATCGTCTACGATTGCGACTTTTCCCTGTGTTAAAATAATTTCTTTAGCCATTTGTATTAAAATAAAAAATGCCAACGAGTAGCAGTCCGTTGGCATAGGTTAGAACAATGATTTGTTCTAAATTCCTTTTGAATACCTGCTACACCATTCAAAAGGATAATACAAAGATAATACTTTTCTAATTCTTTTCGACTATTTGTTTTACCTCATTCCTATCCTCTATAAATCCACTGCCATGACTCCCTCCGACTATCTTTAGATACTGGTTCTCAACACTGGCACTATTAATAATAACTTGTGCAACATCTGCCACAACCTTGGCTTTGGCAATGTCGTACGTGGAATCGGGGTCGGTCAGTTCTTCAAGTACACTGAACAGGTGGTTTCGTAAATCACTAATTTTGTTTTTCATTTTGCTAATCTTTTAATTAAGTCGTTAAAATTATCTTGGCTTGTTCTACCATTTCTTCGTTTATCATCACCGAACATTTCTAATTTGTATTGCAAATCAAATAGTTTGTCAAACACTCCTAATTCTTTATAATGAGGATTTTCTACTACTTTGTACTTATACTCTGCCATTGCTTCCGCTAATATTCGAGCTTCATCTTTTGTTAGTCTCATTTTACAATGTCTTTAATCTGGTTAATTAATATTTGCACTTCTTTTAATTCCTGCGGTAGTTGTTTATGATTTCGATTTAACATAGCCAAATCTTTTCTGGTGACAAGGCAGAGGTTACTAATGTCATCATTGTACTTATTACCATCTAATTTAAACACACACATATCTTTAGGCACTGGGCCGTGTACTTGTTCCCAGTTGTATCGGGCAAGGCTCATCCATTTATGATTAGCGTATTTAATTTCATTATATGAGTTAATGTCTCTAATACTACCAATCGGCATTTCATTATGTGGTACATTACCTTTTTTAAAAACACCGGTTAGTTTTTCTATATGCTGTGGGGACATTTTTTGTCCTTTGTTCCAGGGAATGTGCCCTTTATGAAAGCAGGTTCTTCTTACTATGCTACTTGTTTTGACATTTGCCCATTGTGCAATAGATACATTTCTGCAATTAGTTGTAATATACTCCTTTGTTTTCCTTAAACCCATGGCATAGGCTTTGTTGCTGATAGATGTAGAAGTGTGAGGCATCCAGGTGGCAATGACCTTGTT